TACCTGAAAATGTGACACGAGAATGGGACAGCACCGGTGACACACGCGTCCGATTCTCGCATAACAAATTAGACGGTCAAAAAAGAGGTCTTGAAGAACCGTTTAAATCACCAGTAACAAAAGACCTCTTGATGTTCCCAGGTGATTCGTCATTAGGGGCATCAGCAGATGAAACAAACGGTTGTCGATGTAGAGTTAGAACAACAGTTGATTGGTTGGCGCAGGTTGAATAATGACAGGTACTTTTTCTGCAGATGTTGATGATATAATCAAGAAAAGCAAAAAGAATATGTTAATACTGGTCAAACAAAGCTTGCAGGATGTAATTCATGAAGTTCAAATACCAGTGGCAAAAGGTGGTAAGATGCGTGTTGACACTGGTTTTTTACGCGCGTCTGGTCAAGCCTCGCTGGTCGGTTTCCCGTCAGGCCCAGGTCGTGGCGAACTTAAAGCACCGAATTCATATGGTTATGATACCGGACCGGTCATCGCTACAATAGGTCAATTACAATTAGGTCAAACACTTTACTTTGGTTGGACCGCTCGTTATGCAAAGTATCGTGAATTACATGATGGTTTTCTTGAATCGGGTTTGCAAAACTGGTCACAAATCGTCGCTAAAAACGCACGAGAAATTAAGAAACGGTCGAAATTATGAGTGATCAAGCAATATTACAAGACATTGTTGATGCGGTTAAATTGGCTGTTGCTGCGTCAACTAATCCCACGCTTCCAATAGCACATGTTGCTGTGAAATTTGATCCACCTCAAGATCAAAAATATTTGGAAATAGTATTTATTCCAAACAATCCTGCAGATCGATACCATGGTGAAGAACAAGTCTATCAAGGTGTTGTTCGATTGATATTGCATTGGCCAAACAATGGTCAAGGTGCATCAGCACCTATGATATTAATTGAAAATATAATTGGGTATTTTGGCAAAAGTGAAAGATACGGAAACGTCCAAATATATAACACGCCAAAACTTGCGCAAGATAAAGAAATGTTATATCCAGCAACTATGAGATATCGAAGTTTTCAATAAAGGGTTTTACAATGCGTAACATTTTATCTTCTGTGAGCATTCTTGCTCTTGGTGCAACAACTGCAATTCCACAAACTTTCGCAAATACAAATGCCGGTTCAAAACTGTTCATTTGTGCAACGGAACAGGCTGCTGATCTTGATCAAACGGCGTTTGAAGCATTGGTTTATGTCGAGGTCAAAGGTGTCGGTTCCGTTGGTGAAGCTGGTATTAACACCAACATTTTGACCTATGACACTTGGGATACTGATGTTATTCAAAAGGCCAAAGGTATTTCTGATGCTGGTTCACCAGAATTAGAAATTGCTCGAATTCCAACTGATCCAGGTCAAATTCTTTTGTATGCGGCGGCGGCAACCAATTTCAACTACGCGTTTAAAATTGAAAAGAACGACAAAGCAACAGGCGGCGGGACGCCAACAACAATCTTTAATCGCGGTCTTGTTGTTGGACCTAAACGACCACAGGGTCGTAATGAAGATTTTGATCTTGAAATGTGGACACTCGGTTTGCAGCAGCGTGAAGTCGTTGTAGATCCAACCTAATCACCACACAGTGATGTAACTTTGGGTGAGGCGTAAACCTCACCCTATTTTTTGAAAGCGACCTAAACCATGGATATTTCCAGCATTAAACCAACCGAAAAAACGGTTGAAATTCTCCACCCTGCTACAGAAGAAGAAATTGGAATTCGCGTTACGCTGATTTCAATGGATGACCCTGCAATGAAAAATCATAAACGCCAAGTTCAAGACCGGCGTTTAAAGAAAGAGCAAAAAGGCAAGGCTCTAAAATCTCGTGAACTCGAAGATGACATGGACGAATTGATTTTCCGCGCCATGAAAGGTTGGGAATGGTATAAACCCGAAGGTGCGAAACAAGCGGCTAATTTCCGTGGAGAGACACCCAAATTCAACCGTAAAAACGTCCTAGATGTTTTCGCTGAATTACCTTGGTTTCTTGATCAACTCAATGAGCATTTGGGTGAAGAAAAAGATTTTTTTATCAAATCCTAGCCGAACTTGTTGAGGCTATTCATACCTTTGTTCGCTACGACATCGAAGATGAACGTGGCGAAACAAGGCGTGAAAGAAATGATCTTCATCAATATCACGCACCTTACCCGCTAATCAGTTCCGGTACATGCGAACGTCTTTGGTCATGGTATTTTGATATTTCCAAGAGTTTAAGACGTGTTCGTGATTCTGTTTGTGAAGCAATTCCACCTTCAGAATTTATTGCATGGTCGCAACTGACAGGTAATTACATACGATATAGCGAATATAAAATTCTAAGAGCAATGGACGCTGCCTATTGTGCAGAAATCAATATTGAGTTACTTGAGTATGACAAGCGTGAAGCTGCACGGATGCAAAAGGATAAGTAACCTTGACTGATATTGCTGAAATTGGTTTTAGAGCCGACACATCCGACCTTTCAGATGCAAAGGTTAAGTTAGATGCGCTATCTCCATCTGCGAAAAACGCTGAAACCGCTTCAGATAAGTTGATGCGTAAAATGGATCGACTAATTGGTGTGATGGAAAAGGGTACAATTAAGTCAAGCAAACAGATCGCCGCAAACGATGCTCTTGCAAAATCATATGCTCGACTTGAGACTGTTATGGAAGGCGCCAATCGTGCTGCCGGTGTCAGTGGGCGTCGAACGTTTAGTGAAAACGAAGCAAATGCTAGAGCATATGGTGCGGCTCTTGATAAACTACGAGCAAAGCATAACCCACTTTTTGCTGTCATTCAGAAATACAAACTCAATGTAAAAGAGGTTCGACAGGCCAATCATCTCGGTGCATTGAGTCATGATGAAATGACTGAAGCCATTAAACGTCAACGCCGCGCTGCATTGGCTGCAATCGGTGCAATTAAAGGCAATGGTAAAGCTGTTCAGAAATATGGTTCAATTGCCGGTCTTGAGCGACACAACGTTGCCAATCTTGCGGCACAGTTTCAAGATGTGGGTGTTACAGCTGCAGCAGGTATGTCACCGCTCACAATCGCCATACAGCAAGGTACGCAACTTAGTGCTGTTTTGGGGCCATTGGGCCTTCAGGGTGCGCTTAGAGGGCTTGGTGCTGCATTTAAATCGGTATTTTCACCTGTTAGTCTGCTTGTGATCGTAGTTGTTGCTTTGGTCGCTGCTGGTTTGCAAATGTTGGATTGGGCAAAATTGGCTAAAAATCTATTAAATGGTTTGGCTGATATATTACCAGAAGTCGCAAAATGGGCGACTATTGCTGCTGCTGCGCTTGCTTTGATGTATTCACCAGCCATTCTTTCTGCAGCGACAAAACTGCCTAAATTGGTTGGTTTATTGGCGCTTGGTGTTAAGCGTTTGGCGCTTGGATTATTGACAATCCTTGGTATCCCTGGTGCGATAGCTTTAGGTTTTGTTGCATTGATTGCAGCAGCGGTGAAATTTCGCGATAAACTCACTCAAATACTTGGTTTTGACATTGTTGGTGCTGCTAAAAAAGGATTGAATTTCATCATTGGTGGATTCTTAGGAACCATGAAAGGCATCATAAAAACATGGTCCATATTGCCATTCGCCATAGCCGATATAATGATTCAAGTCGCAAATAAAATACTTGGATCCCTTAAGAAAGTATTTGCTGGTGGTGTAAAATTAATCAACAAGTTCTTGCGTAAAATCGGACGCAAGGAAATTGAAGTTGGTTTTGATGTTGATGGAGACACCATTAAGAATCCGTTGGCTGGTGTCGCTGCTGAAGCGGGTAAAAAATTTGGTGAAGAAATTGATAAAGCTTTGGCGACTGATCATTTGGCTAACATTGGAGCCGGTATTGAAAATGTCGCCAATAAAGCAGCTAATGGTTTGCGTAAAATCGCCAAAGGTATTGGAAGCGATAAAGACAAAGATAAAGTCGATAAATTTGCAAATATTGTTAATCGAAGCAAATCCGAAACAGCAAAAGTCAACGCACAAATTGCTGGTTTAAATTTGACATCTGATGCAGCCAATCGATTGAAGAATGAAACGCTACTGCTCAATAAAGCGCGCAATGCAGGTTTAAAACTCACACCAAAACAAACAGAACAGTTAAAACAATTGGCTGCGACATTATCTGATGCACAGTTGAAATTAAAAAATCTAACAGGTGTCAAGGAATTGACTGAAGCATTTGATGAACAGTTGACTGCTGTAAAAGCTGAAGCTGGTGCAATTGGTTTAACCGGTCAAGCTTTATTGGAGTATCAAGCGAAAACTCAACTGCTTGCTGACATCAAAAAGAAAGACATAATTCTAACAAAAGAACAAACAGCAGCTTTAGAAAAACTGGCTGAAAAACTAGCGTCCGAACAATTTAAAACAGCCGGATTGCAAGCACATCAGGAAATGACAAAAGCAGCTAATGATAACACCCGTACTTTGAAGGATCAAATTGGTGCGATTGGTTTGGTTGGTGAAGAACTTTTCCAATATCAAGAACGAACACGAATTCTTGCTGAAATCAAAGCAAAAGATGTTAAATTAACCGATGATCAAACAAAAGCTTTGTTGAAGCAAGGTGAACAAATTGCAAAATTAAGAGCGCAACAAGCTGCGAAAACATCGTTTGAAAATCAAAATGCTAAACTTCTTGAATCTAAAGCAACGATCGATACTGAAATTCAAGCATTGGGATTAAACAAAGAAGCGGCCAATCGTCTTAGGTTCGAACGCAAGCTTTTGAACGATGAAATATTCCGTGGTATTGTTTTAACAGATCAAGACAAACAATCTTTGATCGCCAACAATGATGCGTTGTTCAAGTCAGCTGAAGCGTTTGATAAGCTAAAAGAAAAAATGGAATTTGTTCGCGGAACAGCTAAAGGTTTCTTCCAAGATTTGATAGGTGGTATCAAAGAAGGCAAGTCAGTTTGGGAATCATTCGGGAATGCTGTTGCTAATGTTTTGGACAAGATCGCAAATCGAATTCTTGACAGTATCATTGATCAGTTATTGAACAATCTGGCGGATTCCTTGGTGGCATCTTCAAATTCTTAGGTTTCGCTAAAGGTGGTGCCTTTGACAACGGGTTATCTTCTTTCGCTAAAGGTGGTGCGTTCACAAACACTGTGGTAAATAAAGCTACACCATTTAAGTTTGCTGATGGTTCGGGTTTCAGTTTGGGTGAAATGGGTGAAGCTGGGCCGGAAGCGGTCATGCCTTTGAAAAGAGGTTCGGATGGTTCGCTGGGCGTCCAAATGTTTGGTGGTCAACAGAGAAGTCAATCAAGCAATGACAACCAATCTCGATCGAAACCATCAGTTTCCATTGGTGATATGCATTTCCACGGTGTTAAAGATAGAGAATCATTCACTAAATCACGTGACGCACATGAACGTGACATGGCAATAATTGCAGAACGCGCGTTGAGAGATAGATAATGGCTTTCAAAAATGATCTCATATTTCCTGCAATATTTAGTCTTGACATGGA